GCTGCCCTGACCGCTGGCTGGTTTTGGGACACCCAGAAGCTGAATGCTTTGGCTGAGTCAGGCAACAACCTGGCGCTGACAAAGAAGATCAACGGCGGCACGATTGGCCTGGATGACCGCATCTTGCACACGAATCACGCCCTTGAGGTGTTGGGCGGGTAAAGGTGGAATAATTGGACTATGGCCAACGTCAAACAGCAATTAGAAACGCCCTTTGTACCGAGTCTGGGATTCCCACCAGAGGGGTACGAGCGCAGGCACTTTAATGAGAATTACGGTGCGCTGAACAATTTCTTTTTGAAGTTGGTGTTTAGTCTTGGATCGCTGTTCGGCCCGAGGGGTGGCAAGTTCTTGAACAACCCACATGGCGCTTTTCAAGACAGCACTGACCAGACAGCAGCCAGCACCACTGTTGCATACCCTGTCAAATTCAACACTGTTGACTTCTCCAATGGCGTGACCATTGCCAGCGACTCACGCCTGACGGTGGCTGTCGATGGCCTGTGGAATTTGCAATTTTCTTTGCAGTTTAAAAATACCAGCAATGATGGCCAGGATGTGGACATCTGGTTTCGCAAGAACGGCACAAACATTGACAACAGCAACAGCAGATTTCATTTACCCGCAAGAAAAGCGGCAGGCGATCCCAGCCACCTTATTGCAGCCATGAATTTTTTTGTGAGCGTGGTGGCCAATGACTACATTGAGATCATGTGGCGCACCACCAGCACTGATGTGAGTTTGGAGCAGTTCCCAACCAGCACAAGCCCAACCAGGCCAGCAGTGCCATCAGCCATTGTGACCATGAGTTTTGTGTCCAATTTACCGAGTTAACAGCCATGTATCTACCCATCAAGCTGCCGCCAGGCATTTACCGAAATGGCACTGAGTACCAGGCTGCTGGCCGCTGGTATGACGCTAACCTTGTGCGCTGGTACGAGAACACACTGCGACCCATTGGCGGCTGGCGCAAGAGGTCTAATGCACAGATGTCTGGGTCTTGCCGTGGCCTGATCACCTGGCGCGACAACAGCGCCAACCGCTGGATCGCTGCTGGCACGCATACCAAGCTGTACGTCATGAATGAGGCTGGCACGCTCAAGGAGATCACGCCATCTGGCTTCACAGCAGGCGTGGCCAACTCCACCACACTGACAGGCTACGGCGCCAACGTCTATGGCTCTTTTGCCTATGGCGTGGCACGGCCTGACACTGGCCAGCCCATCCCTGCCACCACCTGGAGCCTGGACAATTGGGGCGAGTACTTGGTGGCCTGCTCTAATGCCGATGGCAAACTGTACGAGTGGCAGCTTGGCTTTTCCTCGCCTACGCTGGCCGCAGCCATTGCCAACGCACCAACGAACAACGAAGCCTTGCTGGTCACGCAAGAGCGCATCTTGTTTGCGCTCGGTGCTGGTGGCAACCCTCGTAAGGTGCAGTGGTGCGACCAGGAGAACAACACCCTTTGGACGCCTGCCACCGATAACTTGGCTGGTGACTACGAACTGGCCACGCCTGGGTCACTGCTGGCTGGCAAGCGCGTCAAGGGTGTGAACCTGCTGTTTACCGATGTGGATGTGCACACAGCGCAGTATGTTGGTGCGCCATTCGTCTATGGGTTTGAGAAGGCTGGCTCGGGCTGTGGCCTGATCTCGGCTCAGTCAGTGGCTGCCATTGACACTGCGGCCATATGGATGAGCAAGGCAGGCTTTTGGATTTATGACGGTTACGTCAAGCCACTGCCAAGTGATGTCAGCGATTTTGTTTTTAAAGACATCAACCTGGCCCAGGCTTCCAAGATTTACTGTGTCCACAACAGTAAGTTTGGTGAAATCTGGTGGTATTACCCAAGCGGCGGCAGCAACGAGAACGACAGCTATGTGACGTTCAACTACCGTGAGAACCACTGGAACATTGGATCTCTGTCACGCACGGCTGGCACGGATTCTGGTGTGTTTACATATCCGCTGATGGTGTCCAGTGATGGCTACATCTACGAGCATGAGGTTGGCTTTGCCTATGACGGTGCGTCTGTTTACGCTGAGTCTGGTCCAGTGCAGCTTGGCAATGGCGACAACGTGATGGCTGTGCGCCAGGTCGTGCCGGATGAGTCAAACCTGGGCGATGCCGTGGTGTCGTTTAAATCCAGGCTATACCCCACAGGAGCGCAAACCTCATTTGGCCCGTATTCGGCAGCCAACCCCACCAGCGTGCGCTTTTCTGGCAGGCAGATCAACATGAAGGTGACAGGCGACACCCTGGCCGATTGGCGGGTTGGCGTGATGCGCCTTGACGCTGTGCCAATGGGCAAGCGATGAACGACTTGGAGCATCTGGAGCGACTGCGCCACCATGTGGAGGCGGCATTAGAATACTCTGGAGGCACACACCATTTCGATGATGTCATTGAGATGGTCAAACAGAAAAAGTTGCAGGTATGGCCTGCTGTCAATTCTGTGGTGCTCACTGAGATCATTGTCTATCCCAGGCTCAAGAATTTGCATTACTTCTTGGCTGGTGGCGACCTCGATGAACTCTCACGGATGCGACCGATGATCGAGTCCTGGGGCAAATCGATTGGATGCACCAGGGTGTCATTGGCAGGCCGAAGGGGCTGGGCCAAGACATTTTTGAAGGATGAGGGGTACAGCCCACAGTGGACTGTACTTGCGAAGGCACTTTAGGAGATAGATGATGGCGACAGAACAGCAAATTTTGGCATTCTTGCAGACACCAGGTTTAACCGATGCGCAGATCGCCACCGAGTTGAACCGCATTGGTGCAACAGCGCAGCAGGTGTCAAACGTCACAGGCTTGCCAGTGGCAGAGGTGCAGCAGCGTATTGGTGCTGTGGTGGAAAGCCAATTGCTGAATGTGCTGCAAACGCCAAACCTGACTGATGCTCAAATCGTCAAGGAAATTAAAAACCTTGGTGCAACACCACAGCAGGTGTCGAACGTCACTGGCGTGCCAGTGGCTGAGGTGCAAGGCCGAATCAATCAAGTGGTTGAAACCCAGGTTTTGAATGCACTGCAAACGCCTGGCCTGACTGACGCGCAAATTGTTGCAGCCATCAACAGCATTGGGGCAACAGCACAAAACGTGTCCAACGTTACTGGCGTGCCAGTTGATCAAGTTCAACAGCGCATTACCGCTGCTGCGCCTGTTGTTGTTCCACCTCCAGCGGTGACTGCACCTCCAGCGGTGACTGCACCTCCAGCATCATCTGCTGTTACTGGTCTTTTGGATTACCTCCAGACGCCAAACCTTACCGACAGAGAAATTGCAAGTGAGGTAAATCGTTTGGGGGTCACTGCTCAAGAGGTTTCGCAGCTTACTGGTGTTCCAGTTGAGCAGGTTCAGCAACGCATTACCGCTGCTGCGCCTGTTGTTGTTCCACCTCCAGTGGTGACTGCACCTCCAGCGGTTACTGCACCTCCAGTGGTGACTGCACCTCCAGTGGTGACTGCACCTCCAGTGGTGACTGCACCTCCAGTGGTGACTGCACCTCCAGTGGTGACTGCACCTCCAGTGGTGACTGCACCTCCAGCGGTGACTGCACCCGCACCAAATCGTCCAACATTTGGCACGGCAGGTGAAACGCAGTTATATAACTTTTTGCAAACGCCTGGTCTGACTGATGCACAAATTGCTGCTGAAATGTCGCGGCTAAATGTTAGTCCAGCGCAAGTTTCATCTATGACGGGCGTGCCACTTGATCAAGTTCAAAGTCGGTTCACGGTGAGAACGCCTAACGTGGTCAACACCCAAAACAATCAGGCAGATTTCACAAGATTTTTGCAAACCCCTGGTTTGACTGATGCGCAGATATTGGCTGAGATGAACCGATTGGGCATCAGCACCAACCAAGTTTCAAACATCACAGGTGTGCCAACAAATCAGGTACAAAACCGCGTCAGCAATTTGCTGCCATTTTCAAACGCAACGCAAGGTTTCCAGCAAAACTTTCAAAACTACACATCAATTCCAATTGGTGCACAGTACAACCCTGGTGTTGTTGGTGGGACTGGTTCGCCCTACAGCCAAATCATGAGCCAGATGGCTCCTGTTGGGAATCCTTATGCCATGGCACGAAGCGGTTTGTCCATGGGCGGCTATGACCCCAACATCTACGACCAAAACCTGCTGTCAAATTTTGTCAAAGAGCGTGCAGACAAGGCCGCAGCAGATCAAGCAGCAGCCACAGCGCAGCAAACTGCGATGGATTACGGCGGCTTTAAAGGTGGTCTGATCACCAAGGTCATGGGGCCAAACCCATCAACACCAGACGATGGCACGATGTTTGTCCAGAAAGGCGAATACATCGTGAAGAAAGATGCCGTGAATAAATACGGCAAGAGTTTGCTGGACATGATCAATGATGGCAAGATTCCAGCCAGCAAGATGAAATCACTTTTGGGTTAAGGGGAACAAAATGTCAAAAGGCGGCGCACCAGATGTATCTACCAATGCGGTAGATCCAGACATCAAACAGGCATTCCTTGCCAACTTCCAGAACGCCCAAAGTGTTGCAGGCGCATTGCCTGTTCAGCAGTTTGCTGGCTTCAACCCGATGTATCAGGCTGGCGAGGAGGCTTTGGTCAACACTGCCTTGGCTGGCCCTGGCATCACTGGCACTGACCTTGCAGCCCAAATGGCTGCATATGGCGGCGTGTACCAGCCAGCCATGCAGACAGCCAACTTGGCCAACCTTAGCCTTGGTCAAGGTCCAGGGACAATTGGCTCATACATGAACCCATTCACCAGCCAGGTGCGTGCCAACGCCTTGGCTGATTTGGAGTCAGCACGCCGAGCAGCCATCCAGCAAACTGGCGAGCGTGCAACGCAGGCGCGTGCCTTTGGTGGCTCACGCCAAGGTGTCGCAGAGGCTTTGACAAACGCAGGGTTTGCACGCCAGGCTGGCACTCTCGGCACGACATTGAACGAGCAAGCATTCAACCAGGCTGTGCAAATGCAGGCCGCTGATTTGGCACGGCAGCAGCAAGTGCAAGCGGCCAACCAGGCGGCAGGCTTGCAGGGCGCTCAATTGCGTTTGGCTGGTGCAGGTCAACTCGGCAGCTTGGCCGCACAGCAGCAGGCTTTGCGCCTTGGCGGTGCACAGGCTGTCATGGGTGCTGGTGGTGCGCGTCAGGCTCTGGACCAGCAGCAGATGGATGCGATCCGCAACATTGGCTTGCAGCGTCTGGGCATCGTGCAGTCCTCCTTGGGTGCGCAGCCTGCCAACCTTGGCGGAACTGTTCAAACGCCTATGTACAGCAACCCAGCCGCTGGCGCTCTTGGTGGCGCATTGGCTGGTGCGCAACTCGCTAGTATGCCTGGCATGGCTGCTGCTGGCTTGACAGGCCCAATGGGTCTAATTGGTGGTGGTTTGCTCGCAGCAATCGCTGGCCGTTAAGGGGTAAGACATGGCACTTGAAATTTTTGGCAACCTGTTTGGTGGCAACACCACCACAGGGCTTGATGCGTTAC